CAGGATCATCGCTAACTGCTGGTACATTCACCAGCATTTCGCAGCTCCTCGGAAGTTCGCAAAGCACAACCAACCCAGAAGGGATGAATCGAGTTGTAAGAATAAGCATGTCATGCTCACCTGATCATACTAGCGCCACTGATGGTGTAAGTGTTTTCAAGTTTGCAGGAGATGGAGTTTCAGTACAGCAGATATTTGGAGGACCAGCATGGTCTAACCAGGCAGCAGGACCACTTGACGGAAACAACGGAATGCCCGTTGTAGTTGAGAACTCTGCAGGTATCTTTGATATCATACCAGGTAATCAGATAGACTTCTCAGTAAGTTGCACAACAGCAGAAACAGTAGACGTAGCAGTATCAATAACTTACGCACCTTAGGATCAGCATGGCTATAATCGGCGGTGCAGGTAATCCAGTAGGCGGAAGTTTCACTGGTCCGGCGGAAGCTTTAGAAATTGCAGGGGATCATTGTTACAGCTATAGTGGAGTTATATCTGTAACTGGCTCCCTAACTACCATGAATAAATTTACTACTGGAAATTATCTCTCTGACTTAGTTATAGATATTCATGGTGTATTTGCCCAGATTGATGCCAATCAAATCCAATTCGAAGTTAAAATGAATGGGACACAAATTATCAACACTACTTGGATCTCTACCTTAGACGCATCGTTGTTTGATTTCCCGTCCAGGCTTATTGTGCCAGCTTATACTGAAGTGGAAATCAGCTTATCTCAGGCCAGCGGGAGTGATCGCAATATGGAAACCACAGTAACTGGCAATATTGTTAGGGGATAATGTACGAGGACTATAACCTGGAGCAAATGCTAATGCGTTTTCTCCTGGCTGCAGTAATGATCCTTGAAGGAATTAGGCAAGTTGGTTAATGGTAATCACCGCAGAAGATTCTTTTGGCGGAGGCTTTACATTTTTTGGGGAACCTGTCAATGGAAACGGGGAGCCTATTTCAGAAGAGCCCGTTTCAACTGAAGATTTAGAAAAAATAATAGATCAACTAAAACCTTTATGGCCCTTAGCAGCAATTCCCCTGGTTATACGGCTCTGGAATCAATTTAAGAAAAGGGAGGATGATGTACCCTGGGAAGCAATAGCCAGGGCAATTGCTCCGATAGTTGCTCCGATCATCTTATCTGTATTATGGGTTGGTCTTACTAAAGTTGATAAAAAAATTGATTGGCTCTCCAATATGATCGCAGTAGCAGAAATTCTGCCTACTGTTGATTTGAATATTCCCCAGGGTGTTGTTTTGGGTTCGATGTATTCCTCTGCAGAAGATGTCCAAAGAATTCTAACTGCAGTAATAGAAGCAGGTGAAAAATTAACAGGTCTTGATCCTAAAGATATAATTCCAAAAGTACCAGAAGATTCCACAACAGAAAAATTATTTAGAGCTTTTGCCGGTGGAGATCCAATAGGCACTCTTATAGCGGATTTATTTTTTGGTAAAGAATGACAGACGAAATATTCGCACTTGTTTGGGTCTTGAGCTTTGGGCTTTACTTGGTAATTTATACTTACTGGATTCCGCTAAGAACTCAAAAAAAGATTGAGTCCTGGTTAATATCTGAAGAATCAAACGAAACTCTGTTAGCTAGCCTTGGAGTGATCACTAACCAAATCCGAGAGCAAGCCCTGGTCGACTTCGAGGAGTTCATGATCCCTCAGGGCAGAAAGGCAGCGATAGATTTTTGGAACGGTGCTATGGGGAATGCTGCCCAGAAATTGAGCGGTACGGAGGAAGGCTCTCAGCTTTCGTTGTTGCATAGTATGACTGAAGAATTAAAGGATCAACCCTGGTATGTTCAAGCTGCAGCGTCCAAGTTGATCCCAGTTATTCAAAAAGCTGCAGATAACCAGGACAAACCGAAAGTTACGAAACTAGTACACGGTAAGTTCGGGTTTGACTAGGCCTCGAAACGCCAAATAACGGCCCTACAACGCCTTTCAACGGCCCAAACTCGCCTTTTATACCCATTGCTACCCCACCCCTAACTTAACACCCTCCTGTCCTTTTATTAGAAAGTCGCTGTAATGCTAGATTGTAATCCAGTTTTGCTTGATTATTTTGGTTAGGATTCCCTGGCATTCATAACACACTGTGACTTCATTGTTGAACTTGTCAGTCTTAAGATGATCCTTAGACTGTAAGCAAAGATTACAGCGTCGCTTCATTTTCCCTTCCACAACAGGTACAGAATGATTTACCTTTATCCTCTGGATGTTTCTTTAACAACCAATCAGGAAGTAGTTCATAGCTGTGACCATATTCCCTGCAACGGTTTTCAATTACTCTTGTTAGAATATCGGAAGTCTTTTGATCTAATGTGATTTCCATTATAGAACCTCTAACCAATATGCGCCCGTATCGAATCTAGTAAGCTGCCACTCTGAGTTTTCATAATGTTGCTTGAGTTCCTTGGAGAATTTATCTTTAGGATCATTCATTTGCTTCATTAGCTCTTTTGCGCTTTGGCATTTGGTTTGCCAATTACACTCTATGGTCTGTCCTTGAAGCTCAGCTTCCTTCTTATCCCTGTCAATTACATTATCTGGAAGGGGAGGGAGGGTGTCATAACTGGGGTGCCAGTGAAGAGAGATCGGGAAAGATAACTTCTCTCCGTATAGCTCCGTTTCAACGACTTTGCCTGGTCCCGTAAAGGTGAACCTGGCATGCATGCCTGGAGGTACTTCCCGCATTATGGGAATACTTCCGAATGTGAACTTGTGTGGTTCGCTCATCATTTTGTTATGAAAGTTCTAGTATAAAAGAAGTCTCATTATACTCAAAAATAAGTAACTGTTACCTGGTGTTTCCCATTAGCTTTAATAGTGTTACTCATATGTGAGTATATGCCCGTGGGACTCTATACCAGGAAAGGAGCCAATGGTCGCCGGATGTATTTCAGAGATGGCAAGCTCATCAGCAAGAAATCGTATGATACCTCTCGCAAACGTAAGCGATCAACCAGGAAAGGTATGCGTCGTAAGACCGCTCGAAGAGCATACACGGGCAATCCAAGGAGAAAGAATATGGCACGAAGAAGAATGGCAATACCGCATCCTTCCATAACTGGAATGGCTAGCGGCTTGGCAGTAGCAAACTACCTTAACCAGGGAACGTCTGTTGGGATTGGAACATTGAAAACTGGAGGAGTGATCAAGGACACCCTAGACGGTAACTTGAACAGTGCATTCAGTTCATTATCCAAAAACGCAGTTGACTTGGCTACCTCCCCTGGAGGCAAGGCAGTTCTATCCTCTGCAATCGTTTTGGCGACTGCAGGTGGACTAGCAAGGAAATGGTTTCCATCAGTAAAACTAGGTGGAACAAAACTATACTTCAAAATATAAGGAGATAAAAAATGGCAGGACTACAAACACGAACCTACACTCTCGCAGGATCATCGCTAACTGCTGGTACATTCACCAGCATTTCGCAGCTCCTCGGAAGTTCGCAAAGCACAACCAACCCAGAAGGGATGAATCGAGTTGTAAGAATAAGCATGTCATGCTCACCTGATCATACTAGCGCCACTGATG